CTATTTGATGGCCGTGACCTCGCAAAGCAGGGTCATCTCTGATTGATCGTTGTTCGGCAGGATGGCTTTCACGTTGTACTGCTTGCCGTGGTAGATCAGACGCCATTCGGTCGTTAGGTCGGCCCGGTACGGCATCGTCACCTTCGCGCTAAGCAAGGTCTGCAACTGAGCGGCGGAAAAGTATTCATCGCCCGACACGCTATCGACTGCGGCCCATTCGGTGGCGATGGTTGACCAGCCTTCTTGCCAGCCCCCCATACCATCGGAAACGCGGGTCAGCTTTTGGAGTTCCATCGGGTGGCGGCGGCGTCCGATTCTCATCACAGCACCGCCATGGAACGATAGGGGGCCAGCAGCAGCGCGTATGCCGTGCCCTCGTGCAAGATCCGGTCGGCTTGGCGCTCGCGGTTGATGTACAGGTCAGCGGTCAGCAGCAGGACGGCGGCTTGAATGGGTTCCGGCATCGGGTCGGGCAAGTCGCTGCCCAGGTACTGCTCGACGTGTCGGGTGGCGGCGTCCAGGTACAACTGAATCAGCCCGTCTTCCAGGGCGTGCATCACGCGCAGATGCTGCTTGGCTTCGGTCACGGTAATCATACGAAAAACACCTCGGTATCAATTTCAATGGGGGCGGCTGCGGCTTGGGCGGCGCCCATTGCCATTGCTAGGGCTTGCAGGCCGTCGATTCGGCCAGTGCGGCGGGACTTGTCTAATTTGCGCCCCCCGCTAGGGTCTTTGGTGGCGACGGCATTCGCGGCACACATACTCAGCACCGGGTGGTTGCCGTGGGCGATGCGTCCGTTCAGCAGCTCGGCTTCCAGGGCGTCGAGTGCCGGGGCCATATCCTTGAAGCCCTGCCCGAACGGCACTAGCGGCAAGTCGAGGCCCAGGCGTTCCAGTTCTTTCTTGAATATGTCCATCCGCCAGCGGTCGAAGGCGACTGCCTGAATGTCCACGTCCGCCAGGATCTCAGCCATATCAGCGGCCACGAACTCATAGTCCACCGTCGCGCCTGGGGTGGTTCGCAGATAGCCTTCGGCGGCCCACTGGTCATACGGGGCGCGGTCCTTCTTGGCGCGGTCGAACAAGCCTTGTTCCGGCGTCCAGAAGAACGGGCGAACCTGCCAGACGCCAGCGGCCTTGCCGATCAGCACAAGCGCCGTCAGGTCGGTACGGGCGGACAGGTCCAGACCGGCATACACGGGACCGTCAAACGGCTCTGGCTCAGCGCCACAGGCTGCCCACACGTCAGGCGATATGAACGGGCTGTCGAGGCTCACACGCTGGTTTAACAGCAGGTTGCGGGCGGTGTTGCTCATGCTCGGCATACGGGCGGCTTGCTGCATCTGCTCGCGCAGATCGTCCTCGGAGCGGAACAGGCCCAGCGCCGGGTTGGCTGCTTTCCAGGCATCTTCGTCTAGCAGGTCGCAGCCCTTCGGCGCGGTGTACAGGTGGCAGACGATGCGCGGATCTTTCGAGCGCTTGGCGTCGTCAATCCACTGGCTCAGCAGGTCGGCATCGTTCGCGGCTTGGGTACTGATGGCGATCAGCAGCGGCGCAGCGTGGGCACCTTGGCTGGTTGTGATGGCGTCCACGAAGTCAGACTGCGGGCCTCGGATCTGCCCGATTTCGTCCAGCACCGCCATCGAGGGTGAAAGTCCGTGCGCCGTCTTGCCGTCAGCCGCCAAGGCGCGGAACTCGGTATTCAGTGGCAGGCCGATCAGGCGTTTGCCACTCGGCACGATGCGGACAATCTTGGACAGGGCCGGCGATAGCTGGACCATCTTTGACGCCAGGTTGAACACTAGCGCGGCCTGGTCGCGGCTCATCGCACCTGATACCAAGCTCGAATTCTGCTTAGCTTCCGGCCCGACCAGATGGGCCAGGATCAGGCCGGCAATAAGCCCGCTCTTACCATTTTTTCTCGCTATCGAGCAGATGGCGCGGCGGGTTCCGGCTGGGTTGTCGTACACGGCGCGAATGAACTGTTTCTGAAACTCAGCCAGGACCAGCGGCTTGCCCACGTCGGCGCCTTCCGGCGTGACTAGGTACTTTTCGCAGAACTGGATAATCTTCTCGGCGCGGCTCATTGCATCGTCGCCAAGGTAGGGATCAGGTCGTCATCGAGCTGAGCGCGGGCGTCTCGTTCCAGGGCGGCACCTTTCGGCAGATCCTCGGCTTTGCCCACGGTGGCGATGGTATCGACCTTGAGCTGTCGTCCAGTTGCCAGGGCGCGGCGGCTCATCTTGTCCAGCAGGTCACAGGCCGGGTTGGGCTTGCCGTCCACCAGCAGCCCGTCACGGTCGATGGCATCCTGCAGTGCCTCGATGTCGGCATAGGCGCGGGCGAGACTTCCGGCCAGGATCAAGTCAGCATCAGTCCAGGTATCACGCGGGCGAGCGGTGACGATGGCGTTCCAGAACGGTCTAGCCTGCTTGCTCACGCGCACAAACGCAGGCGGCGCTATAGGGCCAAGCGCAACGGCCTGAGCGGCTGCTATAGCGGCTCTGGCGCTGTCTGAGCGGGGGCGGCGTGGGGTGGTTTTCATGGCGGTTAGCGTTAAAAGAGCAGGGACCGGGCGGTGTTGCCTGCGCCGGTTGCTGGTGATTTTTGTTCTCGATTCCACGGATGGTCGGGATCGAGCGGATTGCCTTTCACGTCGCAGCCCCACGTCACGCTCTTACCCATACTCGCGGCTGTCTTGAGCGAGTGGCATTCATGGCAGAGCGCCTGCAAATTCTCCCGGCTGTTGTCGTCGGTGAAGTCGTCGCGGCTGTCCTCGATGTGATCCACGTCCGTTGCGGGCACTACCAGGCCGCGTGCGGTACACATACGGCACAGCGGCTCACTGGCGAGCACTTCGGCGCGCAGCCGCTTCCAGGCGAGGCTGTTCAGGCTGATCTTGCGTTTCTTCTTCATGCCGCTGCCCCTTTGGCTTGTGCATCCTGATCGGCAGCATCGGGTTGTGCATTCGGTCTTCCAGCGGCAGGCGCTGCATCTTGAGTTTTCGCATCGTCGATACCTTCGATAGCTGGCAGGTTCTCAATGCGGCGCACCTCAGACCGGAGCATCCATCCGTCTTCAATGCCGCGCTGATAGAAGTTGGCGCGGGCCAGGCTGTCGCCACGCAGCAGACCTTCCACGTTGTGCTCCACGAAGAACGCGGGGTTGGTAATGCAAGCGCGGTTGATCGCCTGCTCCCACATAACCAGGTGGCGGCGAAGGGTGTTGGTCACGAAGAACCGGGCCAGCTCCACCACGTTGCTGTAGTTGGCCGCTTCCATATCGCCAATCATCACGGGCGGTACGCGGAACAGGCGGGCAGTCTCGACGATGGACAGGCGCCGGGCTTCGATCCACTCGGCATCCTCTAGCGTCATGCTCACGGTCTTGAACGTGGCGCCTTGTGGCAGTACGGCGGTCTTGCCGTGGTTGCTCACACCGGATTGACCAGCAGCCCAGCTTTCGCGGATCTGGCCTGCCTGCTCTTTCGTGGTGCCGGGTGCTGTCTCGATGACGCCCGATAGCTTGGTGCCCTGCTCGAACATCTTGGCGCCGTGGGTACGCTCTGCCAGGGCTAGGCCGATGGTGTCGCGGGCTACCTGAATCGGCGAGCGGCCCAGGATGCCGTCGTCGGAGTGATAGCGCAGGTGCAGGACTTCATCGGCCAGCAGGCGGCGCTGGTTGCCCTTTCCGTCCGCGTGGTCATAGACCAGATTGCCCAGGCTCGAACGCAGGACAGTGACGCTATCGGGGTGCATCGGCAGCAGAGCCTTAACCGAACCGTTCGGGTTCCACACGATTTCCGCATAGGCGTTACCACGCAGCAGAACATGACGCTGCATCTGCTCGCGGAACTCCATCGCGGTCTGGTAGTTGTTCGGGGTGTCGTGAAGCAGCTTGTACAGGGGGTGGCTGCGGGCCTTCTCGCGTCCGTCATCGGTGCGGCGGTACACGTCGAGCGGCAGGCTACCGACCGTCTCGCTGATAGCGGCCACGCAGGCATAGACGGCGCTGATGCCCTCGGCGGTGGTTGTGTTCACGTCTACGCCAGCCACGCCAGGAAAGCCCGTCAGGCGGTCGTAATAGGTGTCATAAGCCGGGGTCGTCGGCTCGGGGCTGGATCGTTTGAACAGGCGTTGAATCAGGCTCATGCGATGGCCTCCAGGTACAGACGGGCCAGGCGAATCGAGCGCGGCAGCTTCGACCGGACTTGAACACTCGTCGCGTCATAGGCCGGGTTGGCCGTGATGGTGATCTCGAACAGATCCACGTCTCGCAATTCGCGGACGGGCTTTGCGCCTTCGGCCCAGGTGTCACGAACGGGCAGGAACCCGAACGAACAGCCGGCCACGTCGCCACGCTTCACCAGCTCGGCCAAGTCCCGGCCAAGGGTGGTGTCGGGAAGGTCCAGCTCGAACGCCAGACCTTCGGAATCTTCGGTGAGTCGCAGAGTGCCGGCACCCAGGCGACCGAGCAGCGACTTGCCGTCATGCTCGTAAATCGCCCGGATGTTTCCAGCGGTGGCGGCGGCAAGCGTCCGGGTGAAGGCACCGGGGCGGATGACTTCCACAAACTCGCCCAGGTCCGTCTCAGAGTTGAACCGAGCGGCATAGCCGGTCAGCTTGCGTCCGTCAGGCTTCAGCCCATTGCTTGCGCGCCGTTCCATGGTTTAGCCCCCGACTGCTGCGGTAGCGACCACGAAGCCTTCGGGATGACGCACGGCGGTATCGACGGTGGCCATTGCGCGAACCTGAATGCCGCCTCGGCTATAAGCTGGCTCGGCATACGGGTTAACCAGAATGTCCACCTCGCTCCAGACGCCAAGCATGACCTGGCTGAAGTCGCCCAGGATCAGCTTGCCAGTCGGGACGCTCTTGCTCGCTGCCAGGGACAGGCCAGCCATTGCTCCGTTGTCGTACAGGAAGCCCGAACCGGAGCCCGTGACCTTCTCGGCAGCAGCCAGGGCGGTGCGGATCGCGGCAGTGGTCAGCCAGCGGCCATTGCTGATTTCCACGTCATCGAGCTTCTCCAGCATCGCCAGGACTTCGGCCCAGGTGGCCGGAATGTCAGCGACGGTCTGAATGCCGGGTGTTTGCAAGATGCCCAGCGGCTCACCCAGGAGGCCCGTGCCGTTGATGATGGCGCGGTCGATCTGCTTGGCGATCAAGAAGCTCAGATCCTCGCGCACAAGCTGTTCGATGCCCGGCGCGGACTGCTGGATAAGCTGACGGCTCATCTCGGTTTTGCCGCCAACGTGCTTCGGCTTCAGCGTCACCTGGTCGAAAGTCATTTCCTCTTCAGGCACTGCGCCGCCTTCAGTAACCCAGCCGGTTTCGAGGCCGGTGCCGAACTTCGGAATGGCAACATTGCCACGCAGGCCGGACAGGACGCGGATGCCCAGCGAGCGAGCCAGCAGAGCTTCACGCAGCGGGCCGATGTACTGGTCAGCGCGGTGGTCAGTACCCACCAGCTCGGAAGCGGTCGTGGTGGTGTTGGCGCGCTTCTCCAGGCTGGCGAACGGTACGAAAGCGCCCTCGGCTTTGCGGCCACTGCGGCGCTCGGCTTCGCGGGCATACTCGGCTTCGGCGCCGTCAAGGCTGCGGCCTTCCATCTGAGCGCGGATGACCTTGGTAACGCTCACGGAGCCGGCCAGGCGGTCGAAGTCGGCAGAGGGTGCGCCAGATACCGGAGTACCAGCAGCGCGGCGTTCTACTTCGCCCAGGTACTCGGCACGCTCAACCTGAGCGGACAGGGCGCGTTCTTCAGCCTTCAGGCTCTCGAACTGCTTGGTTTCATCGGCAGACAGATCGCGGCCTTCGGCGGCTGCGGCATCTACCAGGGTTTTCATGGCGGCGACCTTGGCGGAGCGCTGCTCGCGTAGGGCGGAAATCTTCATTGTCGTACCTGTAAAGTTAGATGACATGCACGCATACTGTACGCATATACAGTATTCCATGCAACTAATCGTTGACAGGCAGGCTCGGCACGTTGTAGCGGGCACAAAAAACCCCGCTCGGTGGCGGGGTTGAGGTCATTGCGCGGTTGCGTCAGGCCATCGTTCTCTGGCTCTTCTAAGCGCTTCGCCATGGGTAACTGGCTCGCAGATCATGGTAAACGGCGGGTGTCCCGCTACCGTTATCGTCCAGTGACCCCGACGCGATTCGCCGTCATTAGCAGCGACCTCTGCTAGCAGTTCCAAGCGATGCAGTTTGATGTACTGGCGAACGTCCGGCGTCAGCTTGCTAGATGGCGAGACGATTAGCCGGTTGCCTTTCACCTTGGCGCTGAAGCCGTGGGCACGGAGATAGTCGATAGCGGCCATTAGAAAGCCTCCGCATCGTCATCATCGAAAGCGGCCGAATTGCTGAAGGTGCTCACGTCCTCCTGAAGATGCTCATACTTTTCTGTGAGCATCTTCAGTGAATCTTGAGCACCTTCAGCAGGAAGTACCCAAGCCCAGTACTGTTTTTCATCTCCAAAGTTGCCGCCTGCTTTCTTGGCAACTGCTCCAATCGTTTTCTGAGCACGACGAACCGTTGCCCAAGTCAGGCCATTACCATCAGCGTCTTTCTTGATCTGGTTTGTTGGGACCGGGCCTGCTGCTAGCAGATCTCGAAGAAAGTCGCAGGCGTCATCCAGTTCAGTTCGGCGCTCGTCCTGATTCTGCGACTCAACGTCCGCCAGGATCTCGCGCGCGGTGCCTTCGATCTTGCCGCCCCATAGAACGCGGGTGGTTGTGATCCCACTGCCGACCGTGCATTCCTCGATGGTGTAAGAGCACCCGCCGTCGTCCACCGCGATATTCGACTTCGCTCGTGCCAGCACACGCAGTTCGGAGTCTTCTTGTTTCGCCGCCACCAGCACCGTACGCGCCAGCGCTCCAAAAGCCTGCGACCCAAGCACACGCTCGGCAGGGTTCTTGTCCGCTGAGCCTTTTGAAAAGTGAGTGATGCCCAGCACCGCGCAGTCATGTTGCTCAGCAAGATCGACCAGCCCTTGCAGCGCCCGGCGTACGTCATTGGCGCGGTGCATATCACCGGAAACGGCAGACACGATAGGGTCGATCATAATCAGCCCTACGTCACCGATTCGGTCCATCTCAGCGGCCAGCAGATCAATGTCCTTGGCAGGGTCGAACGGCTCGGTTTCCCCAAGGCCATTCACGCGACCTTGCAGGATGTAGACCTTGCGAAGATCCGCACCGGACGCCATGAGGCGCGGCACAATGGTGTCCGACGCGTCATCTTCGCTTGACCAGATAAGCACGCTGCGGCGCTCGCGGCACGGCTCACCGTCCGGCCAGCGCCCGCCACTGGTCAGCGTGGCGGCAAGGCCAATAGTCAGTGTGGTTTTGCCAGTTCCGCCAGCGCCCGCGAGGATGGTCAGCTTGCCCAAGGCGAGCCAACCCGGCCAAGCCCAATGAATCGCCGTTGGAGTGATACTCGTTGCCTGAATGGCGTTCGCCCGCCAGGCGCTCTTGGCGGCAGATTCCGCCCATTCCTTTTTCATGATCTCGATTGCTGCGGCCATTACGCGACCCCCAACCGGCGCTTGGCCAGCTCTAGCCGCTCTTGGTCCTCTGCGGACAGTTGCTTACCCAGGCGGATTTGTTCCACGGCAACGGTAATGACCATCGCCTCGAACTGGCGCGCAGCTCGGCTTGGCTCGTTTGAGCGCGGCTTATCACCAGCGAACAGATCGCGCAGATCCAAGCCGACCGCGGTAGTGATCTCTGCGGCGCTACAGCCAGCCCAGCACTTCAGCAGCACCGTTCCGTTGTCGGCCTCCTTGATACTCAGGCTTGGGTTCTTATCGTCATGGGCAGGACAGCAGGCCAGCCATCTGGCGGCGCCGTTCGGCTTCACCTTGTCGAGTCGGGCCAGGATGTTGTCGATTGGATTCATGCCGCCTCCCCGGTGTGCTCCGAGGTGCGGCGCGCCAGGAACTCGGCAAGATCGCTAAGCCGGTAGCGGACGAGCCGGCCGACTTTCATGTACGGGAGGTTATAGCGCCCGGTCGAGCGCCAGACGGACAAGGTAGAAGCCTTGATGCCCAGGGCAGCGGCGGCTTGCTTGTCGTCTACTTGAACAGGCGGGTTCTTCGGATCGTAGCCAAGGGCGGCAGCGATATCGGCCTTGATGGCCTCGATAGTGGTGTGCATGAGTATTGCCTCGTCGGGTCAGAAGTGACGAGGCAATGGTTGGTTTTACAAGGCCATGAGTTAGAGGGGAATAAAACTTGCTTTTTTTCACCCTTTTGCCGGCCTGGCGCGCCCTTCTCTTTCAAGCGCTCGCAGGGCGGCTGCCTTGATGCTTGGTCGCATCCCGAGCCAGAGCTCGGCAGGGCTAGGGTTCTTGTTAGTGTCAGCAACTATCGGCAGGTAATGGTCCAGTATTTCCAGCAGCGTCGGTTCCCTGTCGCATAGTACCCAGCTCGGCCCAAGGTACAAATATGGGCTCATGCGCAAAGCACCTAACAATGGATCATCTTTCAGCGCTTTTCCTTGTTCGCGCAGGATGCTGTAAACGGCGTCTTCGGAAACACTCAGGTGCCCACCAATTGCCCTGCATACGCTTTGCACTGGGGGGGTTCCGTTGCGATTTTTATCTGGTGCGTTTTTGAGCGGCATCCCTAACTTTTTTAGCCACTCTGCGGCCGCCATTATTCGCCTAGCACGCTCCCTTGCGTTGTTGGTGCGCACTCTTCCCTTTCCGATTTTCAACTCGCCACGCGCAGCGCTAGCTAGCAACCCCAGCGCCTCCGAACTCCTCATGATCGCCGGGTTAGCTTCCTCTAGTAATTCGGCTAGCGGGCTTATGTCTCGATCTTGGTAAAAACGCTCCAGAGCGTTGAGTACTTGAGAATCGTCAAAGGCATCTTGGGCGACCTGCGGGGGATGATCGATAACTCGAATTGATCCGTCCAGGTAGGTCGTGGTGGTTGACTTGGTGATCTTTACCCGCATTGGGCGAACCTCCCGGGCGTTCCCACTTCCTGAATAGATCGGCCAGCCAGACGGGTGGGAAATCCGCTTTTCGCCCCGTCGGGCTAGGCTGGCCAAACTCGATTATTGTGCCGGCTGCTTTCTGATGACGTGGATCACCTTATGTATGGCCTCCACCTTCGATAGCTGAAGGCTAAGTGATTTCGGCGGATTGAGCATTTCCACGCAAGCGACGGGCCTGGCCTCGCCATCCATGTCCCACCATGATTTAGGCGGTAGAGCAAAAGCCAAACGCTTGATCAGCGGTTGCATGTCGCCATTCTTCCACCAGATTGCGATCAGGTCGCCAGGCGCTGGCGGCTGATCTGGATCACATACCAGAATGTCACCCGGGTGAACCAAAGGAACTAGGCAATCACCTGATCCGGCCAGCGCATATGCGTTCGGTCCGGGATTCGCACTCTTGGGGCAACTGATGCTCTCGGTGGATGTTTGGTTGCCCAACGAGTAAGCATTAGTATTGGTTGTAGCCATAGGATAAGACCTCCAGCGGTCTAGCTTGTGGTTAGGGTCTGCTGGTATTCGCAGTATCAGCAGGCCCGAAATTGCGACGAAACGGCGCTTAAGTAGCGTTGCCCATCGCAGCGGTAATTTTCTCGAGTGCCTCGCGCACCGGATCGGTGGCTAAGTGGGCATAGCGCGCCGTGGTCACTGTCGTGGTATGTCCTAGCAGCTTCCCGACCATTGGCAGGCTCACTCCCTGCCCGACTAGCCAGCTCGCCGTGGTATGCCGCAAGTCGTGAATGCGAATGTCCGGCGCCTCAGACGATCCCACTTCAGCGGCGAACGCTTTCAGCACCTCTTTCCAGCTCGCATAGATATTGGTGACGTGGCCCGCGCTGCTGCTGGATGGGAAAACCCACTCGGCACTCACTCCGACGCGGCGCTTTAGGATTGCCACGGCTGGCGGCGGCAACGGTATCGAATGCACACGCTTGTTCTTGTGGTGCGCGCTGCCGATGGTCCAGACATTCGCCTTCAGATCCAATTGATCCCAGCGCATCGCCTTCACGTTGCCGGATCGGGCGCCAGTGAACAGGCACAGGCGGAAGATATCGGCGGCGTCCTCGTTGTTGATCGAGTCAATTGCCTTGAACAGCGCCGGCATCTGGTCTGGCTTGACCCACTGTTCCCGTGGCGCTTCCCGGTTGTCCGTGATCGTGGTCCAAGGGTTGCGAGTATTCAGACCGTGATGCTTGATCGCGTGGTTCCAGATGGCCCTGGCCAGTCGCTTGAGGTGGTTCGCTTCGACTGGTCCGCTGTTGACGGTCACGTCGCGGAAAATCTTGCCGACGAGTGTTGCTGTCACCTCGCTCACACGGCGGTTCGCCCGGTCCTTGAGGTGGCATTCATACAGGCGCAGGTCTTTCTTCCAGCTCCGTTTGATCGGCTTTTTCGGGTTCGGCCCCACGGAGCGCTCGGTTTCCCACAGCGTCCAGAGGTCTTTGACGGTCAGTTCGTCTTTCTTGGCGGTGGCGGCTGCTCGGACGCTCTCGCCAGCATTGAGCATCTGAAGCTTCTGGCGTGCGGCCGCTCGTGCCTGCTCGACGGTCAGATCCTCGGGAAACGCGCCCAGGCGCAGAAACTCGGTGTTGCCCTTGCGCCCCATGCCGGCCACGCGACGAATCACATAAAAGGTCTTGCTGCCGGCCGGGGTGACACAAAGGGCCAGCCCTTGGGTTTTGGTGTCTCGATACCAGGCCCTCTTGCTGGTCGGCGCGATGCTGGCCAGTGCTGTCTTGGTGAACTGAAACGAAGTGTCCGCCGCTGCCAT